CTAGATTGACAACAGCTGGGAAGCTGTCGGAGAAGGTAAAGAGTTACACCATCACAGCGCTAAACCGCTCCTTGACGTCGAAGTCATATCGCAGCCGGATCTTCGCAAGATCCTTGCCTGTCTGCGCTGCGCGGAGCTTGGTGATAGCATCCGCGACGCGGGCGGTCGACAACCCCAAGTCGAACGCCATGAACTCAAGCACCAAATCGTAGTCGCGCTCACACCAGGGGGACGCCCCAGCCGCAACCTTCATCTGGTACTCCTTGTCGGTGAGATCACCGAACTTGTCCGGATACACGCGCAGCAGCGCCTGCGCGTAATCAGACAGCAGCGGCACCACGGGGTCCGCTGCCAAAAGGCCCAACCACTTGGCCTTAAAGCCGGCGTCGCCCACGCGACGCACTGCCAGCTTGGCCATCGCACGCCGCACGCACGGGTACGAGGTCAAGGTGCTGCGAATGTCAGGATAGACACGGTTGAAGAACTCAATTCGGCCATCCACGAACGCCTCAGGCTTAATCTTCATCCCGAAGTAGCCTGCAAAGCGTGCCATGTGTGGCCGGACGGGCGCTCCAAGCACCCCGTCGTCTCCACCGTACACAGCAGTTGTGGTACGCACTGCTGTACGGATCAACTCCGCCCAATCCGCTCGGCGGGTGAACAATCCATCCTTAAACTCAGCCATCCGGCAGGCCATGCCGGCTGCATGCGCCCTCCAGCAAATGAAGGCGGCTTTCTCCAAAACAAAATTCGGCACTGTGCCCTTAAGCGACACCCAGCGCGAGCCGGACAGTGTGCAACCGGTTGTGTCACCCCACACAGCCTTGCCGGTCGTGGGGTGTACGGCACGGATGTGCACAGAATGCTCGTCCTCCAACAAGCAATTCAACAGCTCATACTCCGTGCACCCGTGAAAGCACATGAGGACAAAAGGGTCAAACACCTCCTCCAGCATGGGAATGCCCATCGACATATCCATGCCCTCGAAGTCGGTGCCCTCCAGCTCCTCGTCAGCCCAATTCGTACTGAGCTCGCGCAACAGCAATGCGCGCTCCGTTGGGGTACGCCCTGGCATCCACCCCGGCAAATACTGCTTGCACCGCGCCTCAAGCACAACGGCAAACCGGGAGGCCTGCACAATGCGCTCAGTCGGGCACGTCACAGTAACGCGAAGCTTGGGGTCCACGTGCGATTCCTGTTTCGGATTCCATTTTACTACCATCTTATGCATCTCAAACTCGTGCGGATCATAGTCCCCGGCCAGCAGCCTCGAGTTTCTCGCACGCTGCAATGGCCGGGTCTGCATCTCCACCACTTCCTCAATGGAGATGGGCTCCAGCCGCTCGTCCGAGTGCAGCACCAGGTCCACCATCTCACGCACAATGGCGCGCATCAGGTGTACGACTGGCACTGACACATCGTCCTTCCGCGGGTCGGAGCGGTTACGATTGTCCAGCACAGCTTTTGTCTGCAAAAAGCATGATACTTCGGGGGTCACATCGATCACACCCCCTTTTATCGGGCAAGGTACTGTCTCATACGGCTTAACCACTTCCGGAAGCTCCACTGACTCCTCAAACGCCATGAATCCGGACGACGGTAAGGCAAACGGCAACTCCGCCAGAACAGCCACGCTGATCAGCGAAAATACCATCGGGTCGTTAGGCAAGCCCAGCTCCTTGTACATCCTCTGCATAACGTACGGCTCAAGCTTCAACTTCCCGTCCACTTTGTCACCCCGCGCACGCTGCACGAGGGTGGCCATCGCTGTCTGGCTGAGCGCCACGTGGGAACCGTCCGTCACATCCAAGTAACGAATGGAAACCATAGTGTCGCTGCCAGGCCGGGGCACTGACACACCGACCACCTGCAAGGGTCGGGTGCCCCATACTTTGACACGATCAAGCGGTGACACGCGGGGGAACTCGATGCCGGCTGCGCAGCCTACGCTGTGCAGCAGCCACCCACCAATCCGAAAACTAACTGTCTTACACAAAAACAGTATCCCACGGCTCTCAAGCGTCTTACTGGGCATCCACACAGTGTTGTACAGTGTGGCGCTCAACGGGCTAGACAACAACACGTCATCCCGCACCCAGTCGTTCAGCCTGTGGTCATAAGACCGGCCTCCGCGCACAACGGAGACGAAGCCGCCGGGCCCCAACACATTTGAGGAATTCGGCGTCCGCCACGCAATCCCCGGTGGGATTATCGTGTAAAGAACGATGTCGTGTCCCTCGAACCGGTCCAATGAATTTGCATTAAAGTACCAGTCTTGGTCGACGATGTGGACTACCTGTCCGGGTTTGAGGGGGTCTCGCTGGATAGCTGCCGCCAGGTCCTCTGCGGAGTAGACCAGCCGCTCTCCCGTCACAGCCTGAATGCCATTACCCATGCCTGCACGGCGCGAGAGCGAAGACTGCCAAACATCCATGCCCTGCTCATTGAGCCACCGGGTCATCCCTGTGTCTGCAAGTCCGCGCTCCCACGCCTCAGGACCGTGGGTGTGCTGAGCTCCCTGCTCACGCTGGTTGGCGAGCCTCTCAAGCTCTGCCCATTCAAGCCGCCGGGCAAGGGCCTTAAACTCAGGCCCATGATCGGCTGAACGCAACACCGTACCCAGGCATTGGCGGCTCAAACGGCCTACCTGGTGCTTGGCCACCTTATAGGTGACAAAAGCCCCGTAGGCGCTGACCGCACAACCCACTGCCTGGGTGACGACTGCACTAACTCCCCCGACAGCCAACCTGGAACTACCCCAGATCAGACTGCGGGGCACTGAGATGGCCTTCCCAACGGCCCACCCCAGCGCACCTGGCACTGCTACCACAGCACCCTTTAAAGCCACAGCACCAACCCCGAAGGCCGGTGCGAGCTTTGACAGTACCCGCTTCTCTGCCGGCATGGAGACCGGCAGCGCGCTGCTTGGTTTCGGGAACTCGTCCATGTGGGAACAAAGACGAGTGATACTCCCCTGGATTTGGAAATCCT